TCCTTTGCTAATTATTCTTACTTTAATTATAGCATTAGGATATCTCTAATAAAAAGTGTATTAAAAAAATATGCTTTTGAGCGTATAAAAAACGCTTCTAAAATATATTATACGAGGAGAGATATATGTGTCAGAAAAGGATATCACAAACAAAATCCTTAAATATCTAAAAACTGTGCCCGGATGCTTTGCTTGGAAAGAGCATGGCGGAATATACGGGACAGCCGGAGTGCCGGACATCATTGCCTGTGTAAACGGACGGTTTGTGGCTTTTGAAGTGAAAACGCCATCAGGCAGGGCGACAAAACTGCAAGAGGCAACAATTAACAAAATCCTCTCTGCCGGAGGCGTGGCTGCGGTCGTGCGCTCGGTGGACGAGGTGCGGGCAGTGCTTGAAAAATCAGGTATTGTCCTCCGCAAAGAGCAATGATTTAGAATACACTGAAAATTAGCATTAAGATATATGAGCAATGCGTACACGAATACAATGCAGCAATGCCTCAATGTGAATTAAATTTTTACGGAGGTATGGAGTATGTATCGTGAACAATCATATAGCATCGAGCGTGCATATACAGATCTGGCAAATGCAATCATTCTACAAGCAGTCAGGGATTACAGGTCTGCTTTAAGAAGGCTGGCAAAGCATCCATTCAGCAGCATGGCATTATCCGCAAAAGAGGAATTGGAGAGGTTTTTCCGCTCGGATTGGTTTGAATTGCTTACAAATATCGATGCTGAAATGCTTATTACTAAACTAAAGGCGGAGGTGGCAGCATGACAGCAAAAGAATATTTAAGTCAGGCATACCGCCTCGACCAGCGAATCAATTCCAAGCTGGAGCAAGTAGCGTCACTAAATGAACTGGCAACAAAATGTACTCACACTATCACCGGCATGCCGCGAAACCCCGGTCATGGCACTTCAACAATAGCTGAAGTTGTGACGAAAATTGTTGACCTGCAAGCAGATATAAACAGAGATATTGACTGTCTTGTTGATCTGAAGAGAGAAATTGTAGGTGTAATAAAAGCTGTGGACAACACAGAATGCCAGACGCTTTTGGAATTGCGATACCTTTGCTTCAAGTCATGGGAGCAAATCGCGGTTGACATGGGATACACCATTGATAATGTATATCGTATCCATAGAAAAGCTTTATCGACTGTATCTATTCCCGAAAGAGTACAGTAAATTCTACTGTTTTCTACTATGTCCATTGTGCTATGATATACTTGCAAAAATAGAAAAAAGATTAGTCATCGCGGGAATAAAATCCTGCGGTGGCTTTCCTGTGACAAAATCGACTTGACATCTAGTAATATTTGAATTATGCAAAAAAGTGTACAGTAAATTCTACTATTTTCTACTATGACTGTTGTGTTATGATATACTTGCAGAAATAGTATAAACACAAGCCATTGCGGGAGAGCGCATCCTGTAATGGCTTTTCTTTTTTCCGAAGGAGGTGGATAGATGCCAAAAAAGCCAAAGCGGCCGTGCTCTTACCCGGGATGTCCGAGACTTACCGACGGAAGGTACTGCGAAGAACATCAAAAGCTGACGGACAAACAATACAACAAATACCAACGCAATCCCGAGCACCGCAAACGTTACGGCAGGGCGTGGAAATGCATAAGGGACAGGTATATAAAGGCACATCCGTTGTGCGAGGAATGTTTTAAGAATAACAGGTTGACTCCGGCAGAGGAAGTACACCATATCATTCCCCTGTCCAAAGGCGGAACGCATGATGATGACAACCTTATGAGCTTGTGTAAATATTGCCACAGCAGTATTACAGCAAGAAGCGGTGACCGCTGGGGATAAGGGGGGTCTTAAACCCTACAAATGAAGCGACGAAGATCGGGCGCGGGGCTTCGTGTGAGAAATCGCGGTTTCAAGAGGGGTATATACCCCGACATTTTTGAAAGGCAGGTGAAGCATATGGCAAACGGACATGGTGGCGCACGCATAGGTGCCGGCCAAAAGAAAAAGGCCTTGATAGACAAGGTTAATGAAGGCAATCCCGGCCACCGTAAACTAACTGTTATCGAATTTACCGATACGGCCAATCTTAACGGAGAAACAATGCCCGAGCCGCGGGAATATTTGTCCGCGCCGCAGAAAAACGGAAAAGAGCTCATAGCCGTAGATGTTTTTCAAAAGACTTGGAGCTGGCTTCATGAACGGGGCTGCGCTCAATATATTCCACCGCAGATGCTAGAGCAGTATGCCATGAGTGTTTCCCGTTGGATACAATGTGAGGAAGCTATTTCTGAATACGGCTTTTTGGCGAAACATCCGACAACCGGAAATGCAATACCGTCGCCCTATGTGGCAATGAGCCAAAACTTTATGAAGCAAGCAAACAATCTGTGGTTCCAAATTTATCAAATAGTCAAAGAAAACTGCACTACCGACTATCAAGGTACAAATCCCCACGACGATGTGATGGAAAGACTTCTGTCGGCAAGGCGCGGTGGTTAAGAATAAATACGGAGGTGACAGCGCTTGTTGATTGAGAAAATACCGGCGGCGAAGTTGAACCCGGCTATATACAATCCCCGCAAGGATTTAAAGCCGAGAGATAAAGAGTACGAAAAGCTGAAACGCTCCATTTCCGAGTTCGGTTATGTTGAACCGGTCATCTGGAACAAACAAACCGGGAATGTGGTCGGCGGACACCAGCGGCTGAAGGTTTTGCTTGATTTAGGTCATACGGAAATTGATTGTGTGGTTGTGGATTTAGACGAGCAGCGGGAAAAAGCATTAAACCTTGCTTTAAACAAAATTCAAGGTGAGTGGGACGAAAGCAAGCTGGCCGCTATTATGGCGGACTTTGAGGCTACCAGCTTTGACGTATCGATTACCGGATTTGACGCCGATGAGGTGGATGCGCTTTTAAACAAGTTTTACTCCAAGGAAGCGGTGCAGGACGACTTTGACGTTGATAAGGAAAAAGAAACGATTGAAGCTTCCGGCGAGACACGAACCAAGACAGGAGACATCTGGATTTTGGGAAATCACCGCCTGCTTTGCGGCGATTCTACATCGGAGCAGGATTTTGCACGTCTCATGGAAGGGGCTCATGCGCAGTGCGCTGTGACCTCTCCTCCCTATGGAGTAGGCAAGGAATATGAGAAAGCGGGCATTGAGCCTTGGTTTGAAACCATGCGCCCTGCAATAAAGAACATATGCAAGCACGCAGATGTTGTATGTTGGAACATCGGCGATTTATTTGCCACAGGGACGCAGTTCATTGAACCTACACAAATGTACAGCATTGGCATGTTCAATGACAATGGCTTCAGACCTATCTGGATACGCATATGGAAAAAGCAAGGCATGAATTTCGGCAATGCACCATACCATCTGGTTACCAATAAGCCCGTGCAGCAGTACGAGTATGTGTCGGCCTTTGCAGGACAGGAAACGGAGGAATACAACGATCAGGAATATGAATGGGTATCCGCATTTGCCGGGCATGCATATAAGTTTGTAAAGCGTCTGACTAAAGAGGAGCGAAAGAAATGGGGATATGCGGGCATCTGGGAGATTGCTACGGTGCGTGCAAACAAGGAACACCCTGCCATGTTTCCGGTGGAGCTGCCTTGGAGGTGCATTAAGATGCACAGCGACCGTGGCGGCATAGTTTTGGAGCCGTTCGCCGGATGCGGCACTACCCTTATTGCTTGCGAGCAAACCGAACGCCGATGCTATGCAATGGAGATTTCTCCAGTATATTGCGACCTGATTATAAAACGCTGGGAGAGCTTCACAGGCGAAACTGCCGTAAAGCTGGAGGTGTGAAATGGATATACGTAAAATACCTGTAAAAGAATTAAATCCCGCAAAATACAATCCTCGCAAAAATCTGAAACCCGGAGATCCAGAATACGAAAAGCTGAAACGCTCTATAACCGAGTTCGGCTACGTTGAGCCGATTATTTGGAACAAGCGTACAGGCAACATTGTGGGAGGCCACCAGCGGTACAAGGTTTTGCTGGAATTGGGGTACAAGGAAGTTGACTGCGTAGTGCTTGATATTGACGAGCAGAAGGAAAAAGCGCTGAATGTGGCCCTCAATA